ACAACAGGATCCACGCAAGGATATGCAATCTTCTCAGACCCAGAAACAGTAGATGTCAACCTCCTAATTGGTGGTGATAATCAAGATGGTGTAACTACTCTTCCAGTCGGTCTAGTTGACCTCGCAGATTCCCGCAAGGACTGTGTTGTGTTCCTATCACCAGACAAGGTTGATGTAGTTGCCAACGATAATCCGCGAGAAAGTAGTGATTCTCTAACAAACGTACTTGCTTTCCGAAACACCAAACTCAACAAGGCAAGTTCATATGCCTTCCTTGACTCCGGTTGGAAGTATATGTATGATCGCTACAACGATGTCTATGTTTGGACACCATTGTGTGCCGATACCGCTGGTATTGCAGTACGATCAGACGAAGCAACCGAGACNTGGTTCTCACCAGCAGGTTTCAACCGTGGTCAGGTCCGAGGAGTCATCAAGTTGTCCTTCAACCCAACTCTCACACAGAGAGATGCACTCTATAAGGATCAGGTCAACCCAGTTGTTGCCTTCCCCGGAGAAGGAACAGTCCTGTTCGGAGACAAGACATTGCAGTCAAAGCCAAGTGCATTCGACCGCATCAACGTCCGAAGACTCTTCATCGTGCTTGAGAAGGCAATCGCAACTGCCTCGAAGTTCCAACTCTTCGAGCAGAATGATGCATTCACTCGCGCCCAGTTCAAGAACCTTATCGAACCATTCCTCCGCGACGTACAGTCACGACGAGGCATCATCGACTTCAAGGTTGTATGTGACGAGTCTAACAACACGGGTGAGGTCATCGACCGAAACGAGTTTATTGCTGATATCTTCATCAAACCAACACGTTCGATCAACTTCATCACCCTGAACTTCATCGCTGCAAGAACTGGAATTGACTTCAGTGAAATCGGTGGGGTCTGATTAAACTCGACTAAATAGAGAGAAAGAGGAGAACATATGTCTCTAAATATCAACAAATTCAAGAACCAACTCACCAAGGGTGGGGTTCGTCCCTTCCTCTTCCGAGTTCAGGGAAACGTCGGTCCTACCGCGTTGGCAGAACCAGTCGGTTTTCTATGTAAGGCTGCAAGTCTTCCTGCGTCAACAATGACTAGCATCCCCGTTCCGTATCGAGGACGAACACTCAAACTCCCCGGTACACGCGAGTATGCCGAGTGGAGTCTCACGTTCCTTTCGGATGGCGATTTCAAACTACGAAACGCTTTCGAGAAGTGGATGGAAGACCTAAACAAAACAGTCGCAAACGTATCACAAACTGAACACGACTTCAATTCCAAGCACTTCCCCGACTGGAAAATCGATCATCTTGATCGTAAAGGAAATCCAATCAAGTCTTACAAATTCTTCCATTGCTGGCCAAGTGAAGTTGCAGCAATCGAAGTAAGTGTGGAAGAAACTGATGCACTTGCAGAGTTCACCGTAACTATGCAGTACTCTTACTTCACTAGTTCTGACGTTTCTGATGAGAATCCGGGTAAGGGAATTGCTCCTGTCCCCGGACTCGGTTCGTGAATAAGCCTCTGACAAGGAGATGATACATTATGGCACTGGAATTGTTCGGATTCGAGATAGGTAGAAAATCGAAGAAGGGTCCGTCCCCACTTCAACAAGACACAAGCACCAAAGCCGTCTCTTTCGTCCCACCGGACCAAGATGACGGTGCTGTTTATATTGATGGTGGGGGCTACTACGGTTCCTTCATTGACTTTGATACCAAAGCAAAAACAGAAATTGAGTTCATTAGCAAGTACCGAGAGATGTCTGGACATCCCGAGGTCGAATCTGCTGTCGAGGACATCATCAACGAGTCCATCGTCGTAGAGAAAGACAAGAAGAGCATCGAACTTGCTCTTGATCGTGTAGATCTGAGCGATCCGATCAAGAAGAAGATGCACGAAGAGTTCAATCACATCTTCAGACTTCTTAAGTTCCATCAAAGAGGTCCAGAGATCTTCCGCAAGTGGTATATCGATGGACGCCTCTACTATCATATGATCGTGGACGAAAAGAACCCTAAGAAGGGTCTTACTGAAATGCGATTCGTCGATCCCACTAAGATCAAGAAAGTGGTTGAGATCCAGAAAGACAAGAACGCAGACAACGTAGATCTCGTCAAAGAAACAGATGAGTACTACATTTTCCGAGAGGATCCCAACCAACAAATTGGTCTGAAGATCTCCCCGGATGCAATCAACTATTCGACATCAGGACTATTCGATTCTAGTGGATCGAGAGTCATTTCGTTTCTGCATAAAGCAATCAAACCTCTGAACCAGTTGCGTATGATTGAAGATGCTGTAGTCATCTATCGCATCTCGCGTGCGCCCGAGCGTAGAATCTTCTATATTGACGTAGGCAACCTACCCAAGACCAAGGCAGAACAGTACGTTCGCAGTCTAATGAACCGATATCGCAACAAGTTGGTCTATGACGTACAGACCGGAGAAGTCCGGGATGACGCGCGGCATATGTCTATGCTTGAAGACTTCTGGCTTCCCCGGCGAGAAGGTGGTAAGGGTACTGAAATCTCCACCCTAGATGGTGGNCAGAACCTTGGTGAGATGGATGACGTTGTGTACTTCCANCGAAAACTCTATCAGGCTCTCAACGTCCCTTCCACCCGACTTGATCGTGAGATCAACGCAGGGATCGGTCGTGCTACCGAAATTGGTCGGGATGAAGTCAAGTTTATGAAATTCATAGATAGATTGAGATCAAAGTTTTGTGATGTGTTCCGTACTGCTCTCAAATCACAATTGATTCTAAAGGGTATCATGACTGTCCAAGAGTGGAATAAAATTTCACATGATGTCGAATTTGAATTTGGTCGTGACAACCACTTTGCAGAACTCAAAGATTATGAGATCATCGGTGAGCGTATGTCCATCCTTCGTGATGTTGACGAGTATGTTGGGAAGTACTTCTCTTTAGACTACGTTCGTCGTAACGTCCTGCGTATGACGGAGAAGGAAATTGACGATATGGATCAACAAATGACCGACGAACGAGAAAGCGGACTCATCACAGACAACGGAGGATTTTGATGGACGATATTAGAACCATCTTCGAAAACCTAGACGGCAATACCGACCCGGAAACGGTAAAGGCGTTGTTCCGTGCTGCGTTGAACGAACGTATGTACAAAAGGTTGGGGATGGAGCATATCGATACCACTTTCCGTATATGGGAGGAGGGTGAAATTGATGCAGCGGCTGCTGTTGGATCACCCGATGATACTGTTCTTGATCCCACATATGACAAGGAATTTTTTCTGAAGACATTTGATGTGGGTGAGCATTCGGTTGTGGTCAAAACTCTTGGTGTGGGACGTAACAAACCCGTTTCTGTTTACATCGACAACGAGAGATGGGAACTTTTTCCGGGGCCGGGTATCGCAGAGAAAGAGACTACCACTTTCATCAAGTCAGGCAAATACGCTAAAATGAAGGAAGTGGAGGCTGCTGCCGATCAAGCAGACGCAGATGCTGCAAAGGAAGAGGATAATACCCTTTCCGAGCATAAGGATATCCTCGGAATTCTCTCTGAAATCAAGAACAAGAAACAACGAGTTACCTTCCGGGATGGTGGGTCACTCCTAATGGATCCAAATACAGCGAAATCTGTCCTTGCGGTCTACGAAGCCCTAAATACAAGAGCGAACCGAAACCGCTTTGCTGATATGGCAAATCGGTCCCGTTCGACATTCAGAAAACTGGTGAGTTTCGCCAACCAACAGATGAGGAATATCAAATGATGTCAACTGATAAAATCATAGACGCCATCTTGGACGAGAACGCAAAACTCGCTACGGATGAAATCCGAAACAGTCTCTTCGCCCGTGCTGCATCCGCTCTCCAAGAGAAGCGTAAGGAAGCAGACGATATCCTCTTCGCCGAGGAAACCAAAAAGAAGAAAGCAAGCAACAAACTTCTCCATAAGTCCAAAGAAATGTACAATTCCATTGACGGCATCGAAGAAGAAGAAGAACTGAGCAAGGAGCAAAAGGCATATAGGAAGGTCTTCGATAAGATGCTCAAGAAGTATGAAGTCAGTTCTCCCGCAGAACTAGATGATGAGAAGAAGCGAGAATTTTTCTCCGAATTAGCCTTTGTGTGGTCCAAGGATCCCGCAAACGATACCTCTGGTGAGGGAGAGGAAATCAACTGATGTTTCTAATTACTGAGACAANACTAGATGACGTTCANTGCATCGTTGAAGCAGCCAAGGACAATGGGTCCAAGGAGTACTTCATCGAGGGTGTGTTTATGCAGTCCGAGAAGAAGAATCGTAACGGACGAATCTACCCCAAGGGCATTCTAGAGAAGGAAGTCTCTCGGTACAACAAGGAATTCGTCAACACCAGTCGCGCTCTTGGTGAACTAGGACACCCAGAAGGTCCAACAGTCAACCTAGAACGTGTTTCCCACATCATCAAAGAACTCAATTTCAATGGGAACGATGTTCGTGGTAAGGCTAAGATTATGGATACCCCATACGGCAAGATCGTCAAGAACCTCATCGATGAAGGTGCAAAGATTGGCGTTTCGAGTCGTGGAATGGGATCCCTCAAAAAGAACGGTTCCATCAACGAGGTACAGCGAGACTTCTATCTCGCATCCGTTGATATCGTCGCAGATCCCTCTGCTCCTGATGCTTTCGTAGAAGGCATTATGGAAGGTAGAGCGTGGGTCTGGGAGGGTGGACTGCTTCGAGAAAAGCAAATCAACTCATACAAGGAACTCATTGAAAAGCCTTGTTTGTCTAAACAGGAACTAACCCAAAAGAAGATTGCAGCCTTCAATGATTTCATTTCGAGGCTCTGATCATTATACATATCATAGAGGCTAAAGGAGCATCCATATGTCAGTAGACCCAAACCAAATCACCGAAGAAATTCTCGATCTATACGAGGACGATGAAGGTGTTGTTGTAGACGAGGCGGCTGTTGCCGAGGACGAACCCGAAGCCGCAAAAGGCAAAGTAGGCACTCCCGATGCCTCCGACTCCGATGTCGAAGACGACCTTGAGACAGTCAAGGGCGCCAAGAAGATGAAGAAGACGAACAAAGACCCCAAACACAAGCCGTCCAACGCTTCTAGTAAGGTCGAAGTTGATAGCAACTCCAATCTTCAGGATGAAGTTGATTACACTGATGTTGATGCAGTCCTTGAAACAATCGACTGTGACGAAATCAAGTCCGTCTTTGGCGCTGACCTCACAGAAGAGGATCAGTCCAAGATCGAAACCATCTTCACCGCAGCAGTTCGTGAGAAGGCAGTTCAGATTGCCGAATCACTCAACAAAGCCTTTGAAGCAAAGACCGCAGAGTTTGTTGCTGGGAAGAAGGAAGAGATGACCGAGCAGGTCGATTCATACCTTGACTACATCGTCGAGGAGTGGGTCAAGGAAAACCAACTCGCCGTCGAGTCCGGTGTCCGTGGTGACATCGCAGAGAGTTTCATCGGTGGACTCAAGCAACTCTTTGAGGATCACTTCATCTCTGTCCCAGAAGGCAAGTATGATATTGTCGAAAGTCTGCAAGAGAAGTCTGATACTCTCGACGAGAAGATCAACGAAGAGATCGAGAAGAATATACAACTCCACAAGGAACTCAACGCATTCAAGTGCCGAGAGTACTTCCTTGAGTCAACTCGCAACCTCGCAGACACCGAAGTCGAACGACTCAATGATCTTTCAGAAGATCTCAGTACCGACAACTTCAATGATTACCAAGGCAAACTTGATACCCTCAAGGAAGCATACTTCAACACTCCGAAGGCAGAATCAGCCGAGGACAACGCTGATTGGGCTGCAATTGCCGAGGACGAAGACACAAGCAAACCAAAAAATTCTTACGTCGATCCAACTGTTGGTTCGTTCGCAAGTTATATCTCACGACAACAGAAGACGAACAGTTAGTTCGATTCTTTCAAATTCCATTTAGGAAGGAAATAATAAATGCAAGATGATAACACACAAATGCTTGCCGAACAATTGAAGAGCAAGTGGTCCCCAGTTATTGACCACCCAGAACTCCCAGCAATCGGTGATGCATACAAACGTAACGTAACAGCAGTTCTTCTTGAGAACCAAGAGATTGCTATGCGTGAACAAGCCGGTGCTGAGTGGGGTGGACTAAACGAAGACGCTCCAACCAACTTTATTGGTGCCGGTTCAGGTGCTGATCAAGCAGATGGTGCCGGTGG